TTATTTCCATCTTGGATACCTCATGAGGTAAGAACTTTACAATCTAACGAAAACAGATTAATAATATCTTGTAATATAATCAATGGCTAAACAAAAATTTACTCACTACATTCCCAGAGATAAGCCTAAAAAACGTGGACCTCGCCAACACAAAAAGAATTTAAATAAAAGCGAGCGTCGTCAAAAAAAACAAACACGTTATAAGGGTCAAGGTTAAATTAAATAACTTCTAATTTAGCTTCTTTCTTACCTTCATCTTTAATAGGTGAACATTTGTATTGTGGATACAATTGTTGTTGCATTATCTGTTCTTTAGAAAAAACACTATCTGAACCATATAATATATCATAAGCCTCACCTAAACCATCGTGAACACAGTCATAATAATCATTTTTGACTGCCGGGTATCCTGGTGGAATTCTACATTCTCCACCAATTGCAGAGCAGATATAAACAACTAATAAATATTTCATTGACACCTATTGTAATTAAATATAATAATCCTATATGATTATATATAAATCGAAAGGATATACTAATGACCGATATAAGTAAATACAAAAGTCTAGCTGTTGATAACAACTGCTACGGCAACATTGAGAAACTGACAAAGGTTCTGGCACCAGGGATCACTTTGTCCAGAGCACAAGTAATAAGAATGTTAGTTGACGAGAAAGTAAAAAAACTTAATGGAAAACTTAAAGTTAAAAGCGCTTGATATAGCAGGTGAGACAAAAGATCCTGTTAAATCTTTATGGAGAAACGTTTTAATCGTTGCTCTTGAAGACGCTATGGGTAAAGGTTTTAAGTCTTACGGAATGTCTTACAGCAATTATGCTGATTCATCTCGTAGATGGTTTACAGAACCTAATGCAGATTTTAAGGCGGTGTGTACGTTTGCCGGCTTTGATCATGAATATATTAGAATGAAAGCAACAAAGTTTTTTAGTAAAGCTTTAAATGAAAGGGACAACAATGGCTGAACTTAGAGAAGAACACTTAGAAGTTATAAGTGAAAACAAAGCAAAAGCACATGAAGAACAAAAATCAATGCGTAAAGAATTAATTGATTTCATAAACAATTGCAGCAAGTTTAACATGCAAGAGTTACACTCTGAAATGAGAAGAATGAAGAGGAGCAAATGAAAAAAGAAATAGTAGAAGCGTTGTCTGCTAGATACGAAGCACAAGTAGCAGAAGCA